CAAATTCTTTGATATTATAAATCCATTGTCTAATGAAAAATTTAAAAGAGTCCAGAAACTGAAGGTCCCAATGGAAATCACAGCTCAATTGGCTTTACCACATTTATTAGATAGAACATTAAAAGATCAGCAAGCCTGGACAAAAATTCAAACAGCTCTCTCAGGACTACATACCGTTAATAATGATCGTGAAGTTTTTGATAAAAGATTATTAGATAATTCAGTCATCTTAATATACTTAATGTTTAAAATATATCAGCATGAGAAGAGAAAGCATTTAAACGGGTTCTCGTCGGGCCCGTTACCGACGTGAAACTTTCATACGGATACCGATATTCGGAAGTAGAGCTTCCTTCTGAATTCGGTGTAAAAAATGACGCTGAACTGAAGCTGAATCCAAGACGCCCGATTCCAGATTTAACAAGTCGACCAATTCAGGGTGTTTCATTAGGATGCCATGTTGAAGGAGCTAGTTTACCGCATCCAGACCCAAAAGATCCACAGACCGTTCTGATGAGTTTACAGAAACGTGTGTGTTTTAGTCCACCTGTTATAGACGACGCTGAGTTTGCCCAATTTGAGAAATTTTGTTCAGAATTACCTGAAAAATTGGGTTTAGTACCTTTGGCCTTTGATACAGATTGTAGTTTTGAATGGTGGATAGAAGAAGGGAATAATTATACTGAATATCGAAGGCAAGAATTAAGAGAAGTTTATGAAAAAATGCAAGGACGCTTATTACCTGAACATTTCGCAGTTGACGGATTTATAAAAGACGAGACCTACTTGAAATATAAACCGGCACGAGGTATTAATGCGAGAGCTGATCCAGCTAAATGTTTCTTTGGACCTATGTTTAAACGAATAGAACAACAAGTCTTTAAATTACCATACTTCATAAAGAAAGTTCCGAAACAGTTAAGAGCTCAATATATTTATTCGGAGTTATGGACCTTAGGAGCTAGGTATGTAAGTACAGACTACACAAGTTACGAAGGACATTTTATTGTCCGAATTTTAAAAGCTATTGAACGCCCACTATATAAATTCATGACGCAGTTTCTATCAAATCACCAAATTTTCATGGACTCGTATGATAAATATATAATGGGACCAAATTTAATAACTTTTGAATTCTTTTTAGCTAGAGTTTTAGGAATAAGAATGACAGGCGAAATGAATACGTCCTTAGGTAATGGATGGGCTAATCTAGCTTTAATGTTATATGTAGCCATGAAATCTGGATATGATTTGGGCTTTAAATGTGTAGTTGAAGGCGATGATGGTTTGGGTAGATTAGATCCCAATAAGCCTTTCTTATATGAAATATTCGAGAAATTAGGATTTACAATTACAAAAGAAGAGCATGATAATTTAAATACAGCTAGTTTTTGTGGCAATGTTTTTGACCCTGAAGACTTAATTATAGTGACAGATCCTAAAGAAGTAATGGCAAGTTTCGGATGGGCTAAGAAACAGTATGCACACAGTAAAACTCGAATGAAAATGGGCCTTTTACGATCGAAGGCCATGTCTTTAATGTATGAGTATCCAGGATGTCCCATATTACAGGAAATGGGATATGCTTATTATAGATTGACAAGGGGGTATCGAGCAAGAATGCCAAGTATGAATAATTATGAACGTACAGAGCACTTGGAAATGATGAGCTGGATTAAAGAGCACGGATTGCCGTGTAAGGAAGTTCCGTATAAAACGCGAATGTTGGTAGAGAGCCTTTATCAGATACCAATAACGATGCAATTGGAAATTGAAGCTTATTTTAATAGTCTAGATGAGGTTAAGCCGATTAATCATCCGTATATATTAGACTTAATGGATCCAATTTGGAAGCATTATGATAGAACATACACTATAGAATTACAATATGATGCTCTACAAAAGCAACGATTCTTCTTGATCATGAATTTTGGACCTTTAATTGATTCTCCGTTATTTGTTGAAGAATGTAATGCAATTGGTAAAATATTTATACCCAAGATACCCCCGTCCCACAATCATAGATTTTAATAGAAACTCAGAAGTAGTTATCTTCAAAAATAAAATAACAGCACACATCTTGTTCATTTGATGATTGTGGGGC